GAATGGTAAAGTTGATAAAAAGACAGTCATCGATCCTGTAACTAAAGTAAGTTATCAGCCGTATGGTCACTTTGTCGACTTAACCAGATATTTAATCACTACCGTATTCCAATCGCAATACCAAAGATTCCAAACCGGAATCATCAAACCATTGGTGGTTGTTGGTAGGGATATGGACACAAAAGTTGCCTCGAGATTTTAGTAACTAAAAGTCATTTATTGGCTATTTTCTTGTGATTTTTGTATCATGGCACGATTCCTTAAAACATCGGATTATTTACCTCAAATTCAAACTGCTGACCTTAATCAAATAATTGAATCTAACTACGATAACCTATATGCTGCGGAAATAAAAGCCATCAGCAGAATGCGTACAAAGTTAGTTCAACGATACATGGTTGACATTGAGTTAGGTACTATGACTGTCTATAACATAGGCACACATTACCGCACTAAACAACGAGTGTTGGCATTGGATGGTGAAACAATTACCGCAGTTAAATACTTTGATAGATGGATAAATACAACGGCTTATGTTGTTGGTGATATTGTTACTGATGATGATGGCTATGTTTATACTTGTTTAGTGGCTAACACTAATCAACTACTTACAAGCACTACATATTGGTCACCAATGATTAATATTGCTACAAGCAACGCAACTTATTGGACTGTTGGTGACAACCGATATCCATTATTTGTTGAGATGGCAATAGACATGACATTGTACTTGCTTTACTCACGAATCAATCCGCGAAATATCCCAGAGTTGAGGATGGAACGCAACAGAGAAGCACTTGAGCAACTTGATAGATGGGCGAGTGGTACAGATACTGCGGAGGTAATGGACATCAACAGCACCGATAGTGTTGGGTATAGCATTCGCACCGGTAACAGCCTTGAAAAACAAAATAATTTCTTTATCTAATGGCTTGGTACGATAACATATTTAACTTCAGCAAACCACAACCTCAAAGTGCCAACATCAAGCGCACAATTGACTTTGAACAACAACTGCAAAGGGTAAGACAAGACGCACAATCGTTTAACATAGCGGTACAGGCAGCAGAGTCACCTATGTATCCTAATAGATTTTTGTTGATGCAAACATATCAGCAAATAGTGTTGGATGGACAGGTTAAGAGTGGTATGTTGCAACGCAAATCAAAGGTGTTGTGCCAAAAATTTGTAGTTAGAGATGCCAATGGCGAGGAGAATGCGCAGAAAACTGCATGGTTCAACCAAAAGTGGTTTTATGATTTTTGTGACCTGTCTTTAGATAGTATTTTTTGGGGTTTTTCTTGTGTGCAGTTTGGCGCAGTAGTCAACGATAAATACTCATCAGTTGAGTTAATACCGCGAATCTATGTAGTTCCAGAGTTCAGCCTTGTAAGAAGCAATACAGCAACAGTTACTGAAGGTAAACGGTTCGATGTCGCACCTTATAACAATTGGTGTATCGGTGTAGGCGAGAAAAAAGATTTAGGAATTATGATGTACCTTGCTCCTTATGTTATTTGGAAGAAAAACGCGATGGCAGCATGGGCGGAGTTCGCTGAAGTATTCGGATCACCAATGCGCGTTGGTAAGACAGATGTCCGCGATGAAGCAACTAGGAGGAACATGGAAAATATGCTCAAAAACATGGGTGTAGCATCATGGGCTGTGTTGGATTTGAATGATAGCATTGAATTGTCACAAGCATCGCGCACAGATGCCTACCAAGTGTTTGACAAGATGGTTGAAAGGTGTAATAGTGAGATTAGTAAGATTATTTTAGGGCAAACAGGAACAACTGATGAGAAAGCATATAGCGGTAGCGCAAGTGTGCATGAGAATGTTGCTGATATGATTGGTAAGCAAGATTTACGCAAGATGAAGTTCATTATTGAAGGTCAGTTGATGCCGATGATGATGCGTAATGGCTTTGATTTGGAAGGTTGTACATTTGAGTATGACACTACTGAATCGTTGAGCATAATTGACAAAGCAAAAATTGATGCTGACTTCATGAGAGCAGGTATAAAGTATGATAACGAGTACCTTGAACATACTTACAACATCGAATTGATGGAAACAATGGTGCATGAACAAGCGGAGGACATGGGCGGTGTTGAAACTGCTGATGGGCAGATATATGTTGAGAATGAAGATGAAAGTGAAACAAGCAATCCGGCTACTGAAGCAGAGGAAGTAATGAACATTGCTAAAAAGTTAAAGGAGATTTATAGTTAATGTGTGGTTACTGTGACATAGTAAACATTGATACGGAGAATACTCCTCCATCACCATTTGATGACAATGATTTTAATCGTTTGTCTAATGAGGTGTGGACAGGCTTTGTTACTACAAGCAACTTGCCAGAATCAATATATCTTAAAACTGCAAAGTATTTAAACGAAGGCATTGACAATGGAGTAATAGGTTATGAGGTTGCTGATGAGTTGCTGATTGCGGATTTGAAAAACAACATTTATGTGTTTAGTGGAGCAAAGACATATCAAGAAGTTAGGTTAATGACTGCTATGTTAGCAGATAAAGATTATGCGAGTGACTTTTATAAGTTCAAAGAGGCAGTAAGACCGATGTTCAAAATAGATTATGTTGATAGATTACAAGCAGAGTATCAAACGGCTAAAGCAAGTGCCAGGATGGCTGCTGAATGGGATCGAATCAACATAGACAAGGATGTGCTACCGCTATTGCAGTATCAAACAGTTGGTGATGGCAGGGTAAGACCTACACATCAGTTGCTTGATAACATCATAAAGCCTGTGAACGATAAGTTTTGGGACAAGTATTATCCACCAAACGGATGGAGGTGTCGCTGCACCGTAATGCAGCAGTCGGAGGGAGAAGTGTCTGACTTGCGCGGTTGGATACCTCCCGATGATGTACCTCCATTATTTCAGATGAATGTGGGCAAGGATAGGATAGTGTTTAAAGAAAAAGGCAAGGACAAACATCCATACTTTGATGTGGCTAAAGGTGATAAGGAAATGGCTAAAAAGAATTGGAACTTACCTATACCTCAATAATGGCGAAGCAGAATAAGTTTAATATGAAGCAGGTAGAGAAAAAAGCGCACATTGCTTTGCAGAATTGCATTGTTGAAGCCGGTAATACTGCTAAAAACTTCTTTGTCGAATCGTTTAGGAAACAAGGATGGGATGATAGGTCAGTAACAAGGTGGCAACCGAGAAAGCGCACAACTTATAGGACAAAAAAAGGTAAAATAGTAGATGATACTACTCGCGCTATATTGGTTAAGAGTGGTGATTTAAGGCGGTCAATTATACGGCACAATGCCAACAGAGCAGCAATGTCGATAAGGATAACAAGTGATTTGCCTTACTCAAAGATTCACAACGAAGGTGGTGATGGCAAAGCATGGGGTAAATATCGTTTTAAAATGCCTCAAAGAAAGTTTATGGGTGAATCATTCAACCTAAACGAGAAAGTTAAACAGGTGATAATTAAACGGCTAAATAAAGTATTTGAATAATGCAGTTAGCACTATATAATAATTTAAAAGCGAGGTTAGAAACACTATCTGCGTTGAAGTATGTTAGGTTGTGGAATAATCAATTTGAGCGCGAGGATGTGAATGTATCGTTTAACTATCCATGTTGCTTTATTGAGTTCGCTGACATTAATTATACTGATGATTTGAATGGTAGACAAAGAGTGGCAATGACTGTCAATCTGCATATTGGCTTTGAGAGTTACAAGACGGAAGATACCGATATACTTCAGTTAAAGCAAGACATCAACGAATTAGTACATTTTTGGTCAACTCAAAACAACACCAAGTTTTTAAGGAGGTCGGAGGTTCAAAATTTTGACCATACAAACATACAGGAGTACATTATCAGTTATGGTGTTACCGGTATTGATGTGAGTATAATGAATTTGCCTACAACAGAGGTATATGTGACTAATTTAGATACTAACATCAGTCCGCAGATTGACAACACAATTATACGCACAGGTATATTGCCAGAGTCAGTTACTTTGACTGCGGAAAACAACTATATATTGACAACTGAAGCAGGTTATGAACTTATAATACAACAATAAAATGGCAGAGCAAAAAATATCCGAGTTACCGGCAGCATCACCGCTTACAGGTGCAGAATCAGTAATAGTTAATCAAAATTCCATCACCAAAAAAACGGACTTGGAAAAAGTGAGAGATTATGTGCTTGACAATGGTGTAAGTGGTACTTTTACCAATCCAACAAGCATTACAGTAGTTAATGGCATTATAACAGCAATATCATAATGGCAAGGACAGTCGCGCAAATAAAACAATCGATGATTGATGCAAAAAATGCTGATAGCAACCTATCTGACTTAACATCAACATCTCAAACGGCAAAGTGGAATCTATACTTTTTTATCGTAGCATCTTGTATTGCCATATTTGAGCAGTTGCAAGATTTATTTAAAACAGATTTAGAAGCCATTGCCTCATCCGCAGCACCAAGTACACCACAATGGACACGGAATAAGGTGTTAAAGTTTCAAACAGGTGATGTTGCAGAGTTGAACACAACAACTTTTACCATCGATTATCCAACTATTAACACGGCTAACCAAATAATCACAAGGTGTGCGGTAATTACTGCGCCAAATCGGACTGCGTTGATTAAGGTTGCGAAAAACGATCCACCAGAGCCATTGAGTGGAACTGAAGAAGCAGAGTTGACAACTTACATTGATACTTGGAATCCGGCAGGTATTAGTTACACTATTATTAACCAGGATAGCGACAAGATGGAAGTGGTAGCAGATATTTACTACAATGGTCAGTACGCGAGTGTGATTCAAGCCAATGTAGTTGCTGCTTTAGAGTCATATATGGCTACATTGCCGTTCAATGGTCAAATATCAACGCAAGGAGTGGTTGATGCCATTCAGCAAGTAAATGGTGTATCGAGTGTATCGTTATCGCGCATACTTGTACGTAGAGATACAGTTGCGTATGGTAGTGGTGTTACATTGTTTAACTTGGCTACAGGTGTTGATAGTGTGACATATACAACATATAGTGGTTATGTAGTGGAGGAAACAACATCATCACACACTTTTGCCGATACACTTAACTATATTGTGGTATGAGTTACATCATAGATACAAATAACTTCGCAGTATCGTTTTTGCCTACTAAAAAGCGGTTTGACAAGTATAAGGCTTGGGTAAAGGTATTACTACAACCATTGCAGGTGTTATATAACACAATGTTTGGTACTTATAAAGATGGAAGCATTGCTGCGGATTGGGATGTGTCTACTAACTATGTTGTTGGTGACCAAGTTAAGTACATAGACAAGTCAATATACGAATGTTGGGTTAATTCATCAGCAGGTACATTGCCAACAAACACAGATTATTGGTTTAAAATTCAAGACAAAGTTGTAGGCATAGAGCCACGCATGAAATACACAGCACAACGGCTATCGTTGGAATACGCGCTGAAT